CCGTCTAGTATATTTAAGAACGGTTTAGGAACTGCCTTCCTTGAGGGTGTTAGTAGCAACTCTTACATCAAGCTCCCCGCAGTTAGAGAATTTCAAGATCTTTTATATTGTTCTGAGGGTGCTACCTTTGAATCTTGGATTCAAGTATCTGGCTTAAGAACAAATTCAGACTATAACCAGCTTGGGTCTAGTGGTCTCTATAGAGTTATTTTAGCAAACGAAAATACTGGCATAGCGGCAGGAGCTTCTTCACAGCCTGATATTGAAGTTATGTCGTTAGACGAAGGAAATAATTTTGTGAGGGGTATGATCATGGGATTCACCAGGGACAGAAGATTCACCACAAATGAAGCAGCCAGTAATACTGATTCTGATAACCCTGCAACAGAATCCGTGTTCCTTATAGCACCAACACAGTCCTACAATGAAAATCAAGTTGGGTTCCTTAATCAGGAGCCATGCAACGCAGACAATCTTCAATGGCACGGTATTAAGATACCAGTTTCCTCTGTGATTAACGGTGTCGCTTTCTCTGACTGTGGATCTAATTTCTGTCACTTAGCTGTTACTTTTAATCCTTCTAAAGATGAAATAAGTGTATACCTTGATTCTAAGTTATTGGGAGTCTCTGGTTATAACGATACCTTTGGAACACGACCCTCATTTACTCCAAAAATTCCATCTCTAAAGATTTCAAACTCTTTTGCTAGCGGTGTGCCTTTGGATCAATTTTTTACCCCTTGGGTTATTGGTAGTGGATTCACAGATGAATTACCAAATGGCTTCTTAGGTACAGTGAACGGCGGTGAGACGAGCGCATTACAGGGTAAACTAGGAGGAATAAAATTTTATTCCAAACCCTTAACTGCGGCTGAAGTTCTACAGAACTATAACGCCAATAAAAACTTCTTTAAATTTGTTAAACTAATATGACAACCTCAGACGACATTAAGATTTTTGGAAAGACTCCACCAAGGAGTATAGCCAGAACGGTTGATATTAAAGATCCTGAACTTGCAGGGATGCGGTATCCATTACCCAAAGAGCCTGCCAGAGGTTATTTCTCTAAGGCAGTAAATACCGAGTTGGTTAATTCTGGTCTGAGAGATATTATTAGAACTGTTCGGGGAGAGAGGTTTATGCTCCCAGACTATGGGTGTAATGTTAGAAACTTTCTCTTTGAGCCTTTGGACGAGGGAACTTTTCTCTCAATAAAAGATGATATAACCACTAGCATTCGTAAATACCTAAAGAAAGTTACCATAGCAAAACTTCAGGTGACTAAGCAGGGCGAATCGGATCTAAGAGTAATACTATATTGTGCATTCGACGATGCACAAATACCTTATTTTAGAGTTGGAGTTAGAGTCTAATGGTAGCATTTTCTGGCACAGTACAATCGGATTATTTAAAATTCCTACCTACAGAATTAGACAATAAGATTAAACTTATTGATTTTGCTGCCGGTGATTTTACAACATTTAAAGAAACTTTAACAAACTATGTTAAAGCTACTTTCCCCTTAGACTACAATAACTTCGAGTCCTCGGACTTTGGAGTTCTTTTAATAGAGCTTATGTCTGCTATTGGACACATACAGTCTAACAAGGCAGACTTTTTAGCTAATGAAAACTATCTGGCTACTGCAAGAAGTAGAGATAGCGTAAAGAGGCTATTAGAATTAGTGGGGGTAAGGATGAAAGGTCCTATATCTGCGGCTGCAAATGCACAGATTCAAGCTAATACTCTAGAAGATGTGTCTTCTATGACCATCCCTGAAGCTAATAGGACATTCATAATAAACTCTCCAGAAGATGGTGGTGCCTTAACCTACACCCTTTACAAACTTAACAACGATGGGACCATTGATGGGTTAGGTTCTTCTGATGGCGATATAACAGTGGATGTTGATGTGGCGGCAGGAGTTGCCACCGCCTCTAGTTTAGTTATACAAGAAGGGGCGTTAGTAATAGAGACTGGACTATTTAGAACAGCAGACAGTGTAAAGTCTGTAGAATTACAGCAAAGTCCTTACGTTGAGAAGAGTGCCCAGATTTTTATTACGGGATCCACAGACACTAAAGGAGCGTATACGGAGGAAGATAATCTTTACTTTGCATCTGGTGGGACTGATAAGATATTCCAAGTAACTACTGATGAAAACTTTGTAGCCTCAATATTGTTTGGAGATAATAGTATTGGGCTTTCCCCGGCAGTGGGAGACAGGTATACAATTGCTTATAGAGTTGGCGGGGGGACCAGAGGTAATGTTGCAGAAAGTTTTATAAATGCTCCTGTTGAAGTTACTTTGAATGAAAGAACTTCTACCAGAACCTTTTCTAACCAACCGGGAACCCTAGAAAACACTTCAGTAGCTACTGGAGGCAGAAATGCTGAAACAATAGACAGTGCGAAAAGGTATGGTCCTCTTTACTTTAGAAGCCAGGATAGGCTTGTGACCCTTGAGGACTACAAGGGGCATGCCAATAGTTTCGCATCAAACTATGGATCTACAGGAAAAGCCTCTGCTTCTGTAAGAAGAGCATATTGCTCCGCAAACATAATAGATTTATTTGTACTAGAGAAGGCATCCGATACTCAACTAAGAAGAGCAACCCAAGAGTTCAAGAAACAACTTTTGGAATCAATAGATAGCAAGAAAATGTTAACCGATGAGATTGTTGTCGTTGATGGTCTGATTAGGACCATGGATCTATTCTTAGTTTTAACCATAGATAATAACTTCAAGTCTTCTCAAAACCAGATAATACAATCCGCCAGAGATTTAACTCAAAGATACTTTAACGTGGACAACACCGACTTTGGGGAACCCTTTGTGCCTGAGGACTTGGTTAGATTTATTCTTGATAACGAACCTAACATTAGGTTTGCCAGAGTAGACAATGTTGATTCAACAATCAAGGTTGGATTTAATGAAGTAATTCAACTCAACAATCTCAATATAACAGCCGATCTTGTGTAATGTCTGGTAAAAGCTATTTAAATAATAAAAAATACCACAAGTACAACTACGTTGATGCTTTTAAGTTTTTAGTACCTGGGTATATCTATGACGATGATAGGGATCATTCTCCAAAAGCAGATGATTTAGCTGATGTTGTCATAAACTCAAATATTAATCTTGCTAATAATATTGCAAGTGTCATTGATGTTAGTTCGATAGCAGATACTGTATCGGAAAACTTAGATAATATCTCTGGAATAAGCCCTTACTTTGTAAAACAGAATAGACTGACTGACATTACTACTAATGACTTTGAAACTAAAGTTTTAAATATATTAGATGAAAGTTTCTTAGATTATGAAACTGTGGAAAGTTTTAGTAGCTTCGTAACAGATTCTTTAATACCTACGATAAACCTCAACAACCCCGCCAGTTTTAGTTCCACAGATACGTCTAACAGTCATAATTATCTGATAAGTAATCTTGGGTGGATGTATTTTCTTAATACCACAGGGACTCTGTATGATTCCTCCAGCTTTGTAGCGGATTTAATAGTAAACAAATTATATAAGGGTAAGAAAGTCTCTACTGTTGATGGCGTACAAGGCTTGATGGAATATGTTTGGAAAAACAATTTAACATCTTTCTACCCTTCAGAGTACTTTGCTAGTGGCACACGGGGCGATCTAAGCGGAACTCAGCAGCTAGATAAACTAAAAACTTGGATAGAGGTTCTATACTCTCCCCTATTCTCAGATGAATCCGACTTTAGAGTCAGAGATAAGTTTGAAACTTTCATAGAAGGGGGGATAACCACCACTCGTAAAACAGAAGACGGTCCTTTTGCTAGATTTATTAGAGCATTGTCGTTCCTGGCTTATGACATTGACAATCTCTCAGAAAGCATAACCACTGTTTATGATTTAGAAGATTGCCCTGACCAGTTCCTACCCCTCCTAGCCAAGCTAATTGGGTGGGATTTGTTCGGGTCAGATCCAGACAAGTGGAGACTACAACTCAGGAATGCAACGCAAATATACAAATCTGTAGGCACTAAAAAATCTATTCAGTTTGCTCTTAATTCTGTATTTCCCAAAGATCAATTCCCAATTCAAAATAGTTTAACAGAACTCTGGGAGTCCTACGTTCCCTTCTTAATCTACTATTCTTTAGCGACAGAGTCAGCCTTCTTCAAAGACTTTACCACCTGGACACCACAGCTAGCTTTTGACATGGGTGTTTCTGGATACTCTTTGTCTAGCATGGACGATAACATCAGTAGAGCCACAGATAAAATTATTGAAGAAACATACCTTAAGTTCCCCGAAAGATTTAGCATTCCTAATGTAGAGGACGGATTTCACTATCGAGATTACACGCACATAGTGCCTCCCTATGAAGAGTATCCTTATTATGTTAACGTAGAACTCACGAGGGAGATGATTGACTTTATCGCTGATCGCCTAGCTTGCTTTGGAGTTAGAAATCAATTTGCCCTAGATGTTAGTGGGTTCTTGGTGGACAACGGATTAGAGGATTCGGATGACATTAGAGATGGGTCTTGGTTGCTCTTCACTTCAGGATACCAGAATCCTCCTAATTACTCCAGAATGATTTCTGAATCCAATGCTGACAAGATAGAATATCTTTCCATGTGGTCGGGTAAGTCATCTCACTTTAAAATTGTTCTTGATGCTAGCGCCTATGACTTTACTAAGAGAGGCTTGATTACGGCAGACAGCGGGGATGCTCTTGAAATAGCTTTTGAAATGATTAGGAAGTTTGCTCCTGCACACTCCATACCCTTGGCATCCTTGCAGGTATCTGGGGATTTCGATACTCTTATTTTAGACGATCCAAATTTCCTACCTCTTGTTTTATTTAATCTAGAGGAAGCTAATGTGGCAGCTAACAATAATTATTGGCTTTCTGGTCTTAGCTTAAATTCTTACATGCGAGATGTTAGGACAGACGGCACAGTTCTATCAAGAGAAGAGACTGAATCAAGTGTATCTAAGAGAATTTCTACAGCATCAATGAGAAGCGGAGGTACTGCCACAGTAGCTGGAGATCTAGAAAGAAGGTCTCTTAGAAGAAGAAACCTGCAAAACATAATGCCATTCCACGGATATTATGACAGGACGGGTTTCAACATGCCAACGACTTTTGAAATGGACGCTACCCTAAGTGGCCTACCATTGGGTTTGGTGCCCTCCTCCACAACCTTCACACCAGTGTCTAGTCATATAAATCTTCCCCCTGTTTGGAAGCAGTGCGAAGATTTATCCTCTAAAAACACATACAATGGATTTGATGTAAGTAACACTATGGCTGCTCGCGGCAGAGCTTTTTTCACTTCTAGTGTTACAAATGATAGGGGCAAACTCTCAGATATATATGCGGCAATGCATAGAATACAGGAGAGAGCAAAGGTTGACAAGTATCAAGCGGAAGAGGGTGAAGAATTTGTTAAGAGACAGGTTGAACAGTTTAGATCTCTCGGAGTACCAGAGGGAGACATAAACATATTAGAGCGTTTCATTGATCAATTAATTTATTGCCCTGGGTGGCACTGGACTAATGGAGCTAATGAAAAGAGCAACGCCAATGAAGAAGGTTATGACTTCCCAGCGAGTGTAAACGATTATTATAACTTTGAATTTGGTAGAGACTTACACAATTTATACAGAATATACGTAGAACAATTCGATCAACACAGACTTACTCCCGCCGAGATTGAGTTAGATGGTCCAAACATAATCTCACATACTTTTGGTCCTTTACTTTACAATCACGATTTTGAAAAGATAGTTGAAGGACCTTTTGTTACTAGCTCTATCTCAAATGTTATAGAATTAAAAACAGGAATAGATCCCTTTACTAATGTTAAAGCTTATGTCGCAGATGATCCTTCGGATATGTTTGTGGAAAATCCTGAATTAGTTTTCTCATCATTGGTCAGCGGCGTCGAGTTTATTCACACAAGCGGAGTTGAAGATGGAAGTGTTTTCTCTGTATTTAGAGTAGACAGCAACGTCAAAAAAGAGGGGGATGATCCCTTCATGTTTGATAAAACTTTTATTCTAACAAAGGCCGGTCCAGATTCAATCCCTAGGGTTAGACTGGACATATCAAAATGGGACACATCTCTTAATAAATCTCTTGACAGAAATTTCTTATTGCCTGAACACGACTACCAACTAGATCTAAAAGCATTAGTTGCAGACAACACAGGTAGAGAATTAGGCGGAAGATCTGTCGGTATATGGATTCACACCAAGCCCGAGGATGGTCAGATGTGGTCTTTCGTTCCTTCATCCAGCCCTCACACTCCTGGGGGTGAATGGCTTCACTCTAAGCCTACTGGGGACTGGGTGCAGCACTCGGCAACCTTAACAAGAGCGGAACTTCTTCAAGAATACGCTCA